GTTATCTAAACATTTATAAACATTTCTGTCAGATGTGAGTACATAGAAAGCTGCGTCATGTAAAGTTGAAGCACCACCATTTGCTGTAATAGCAGTTGTAGTACCTGTCGCATAATCTCCATAGTCATGTCTGTAAATATCATAAGTTGTACCTGTAACCCAATTTCTTCTTGGAACTGCAAAGGTTACATCTGTAGAAGTAATTTTCTTAGCCGCCAACATATCATCAAAAGGAAAGTATTGTGAATTAACATTGTCTGCTGGAGTAACTGGAGATATATCTGTACCCTCATTATTTGTTCTACTATCTGCTCTTGTAGATGTAGCAAAAGGTTGAGGTCTTCCGATACCTAGGTAAAATGTATTACCTGAAGCTTCAGAAAACGCCTCTGAAAATTGTTCACTATTGTGAATTCTAAATCTGTCTGTTATAATTGCTGGCATACTATTTTATTTCTTCCTTAACTATATTTATACAAGTTTTCATTAGCTATATAGTTTCTTGTTTATTAAAATTGTTTTATAAGCATTTTTGACTTCCGTTGTCCAAGCAGCATTACAAGCATTCTGTATTTCTGTTGAAAAACTTGATATATCACTATCAGTCCAAACTTCGCTATCGTCTATGGTACCTGGTCCTAAAGTAGACCTATGATGAGTTTGACTAGTTACATTATCGTCATCATCTGTTACTGTTGTGGTTGTTCTATAATTTAGAATACCCCTACTATCTAATTGCCATTTATCTATTGCTGTTGTTGTTGCCATAATCTATCCTAATCTATATCCGTTGTGTAAGTAAATGTAGCTTTTAATGTTCTATTACCTATTTGACTTCTTACTAATGGCACATTGTCCGTTCTTGACTTCATACTTCCGCCTGTTCCAGATACCTCTGAATAAACTGGTTCATTGTGTCCTTCAACTAATACATTAAAAGAAATTGATTCACAATCATTGTCTCCAGAAAAAGGTAATCCACCAAAAGAAGAAGCTTGAGAAGCGTCTCCTGGTCCTGCGTTATAAGTAGCACTTACATCCGCTTGTACAAATTTACCAATTTTAATATATTTTGCCTCTGCTACAGAAGCAAATCCTATATTTGTTGTAGGGGTCCATGTTCCTGTTTCAACGGTATTACTACCAAAATGATGTAAATTATTTGCTAATGTTCTTGTTATTGTTCCCATTATAGATACCTAATTGTAATTTCTGCCGTATTTGCCGGCGCCGTTGCCATGGTTAATGTTGTCCCAGAAATTGTATAATCATCAGTAGGAACTAAACAAATACCATTTACGAATACTAACATGTCATCAACAACTTTACCTGCTGTAACAGTATATGCTGTTGTTGAACCGTTTCCTGTATATTTTTGAACTGAAGGTATTTTTTGTCTAATATACAAAGTACCATTCATTGCACCGTGTGATGAACAAATATAATAAATTGTTATTTGGTCACTTGGTACTTCAAAATATAAAACGCCACTTGTTTTACCTTGAGCATTCACACCTGTTGTTACAGTACCATCTGTAGCAACATGTGTTAAACCGGTTGTAATTCTGTTACCTGATACATATGTTGAACCACTAGAAGTTTGTAATACAAAAGGATGTGCATTACTTAAACTTGTTAAATCAAATGCAATTGTTTGACCTTGTTTAGCATAGATTGTTGGATTATCCGTAGAACCATAATGTCCAAATCTATAAGCTGATGAACCATTTGCTGATACATCAAATCTAACTGCTGTATCTTCATATGTAGAAGTTGAAACAGATACATCACCTGGATTAAATCTACCTTGAGCTGAACTCCATATTAATGCTTGTCCGTTTGCAACACCTGTAATGTTAACATTTGATAAATCGCCAACTGAAGCGTTTTCATTTATAAGTTTTGTCCAACCACCTGAGTCTGCAACATAAGCTTGATTACCACCTGTGTCATATGCAAACATACCCTCATAAGTTGTTTCACTAGGAAAACTTCCCACATTAGCAAAGTTAAATCTAATTTTTGAACCTGATGATGTATTATCAAATGCACCTGTAACATTAGCAGCTGAAATATTTGTAATTGTGTTACTTGCACCACTAATTGTTTTATTAGTTAATGTGTCTGTAGATGTTTCGGTTACAATTGAACCGTCTGTAGCAAAAGAAACTTTATTGTCTGTTACAGTTGTTGTAATACCAGAACCACCTTCAAAAGTTAAAGTTTGACCTAAACTTACTGTGTCTATAGTAGAAGCGTCATCTTTAATTGATAATGTAGGAAAAGTATTACCAGCACCTGTTAAATTTTTATTTGTTAACGATTGTGAACTTGCTGTATCAACAAGTGTTGCGTCTGAAACCATTGTGTTAACTTCAGCAAATGTACCTGATAAAGTATTGTCTGTTAAGTCAATAGTTTTATTTGTAATCGTAGCAGAACCAGAGGCAGTCAATAGTGAGGCAGCGTCAGCAGAAATAGTTAATGTATTACCTGATAATACACTATTAATAGCATTACCACCTAAAATTTTTAATGTTTCGCCATTAGCAGAAATTGTCGCAACTGTAGATGAATCGTCTGCGATTTTAATTGTACCGTCAATGGTAGTACCGTTACCAATCGCTGTGTAAATTTCATCAAAATTTAAATTGACTTTATTAGCACCTGCACGGAGATTATCACCTGTTCCGTCGTTTGCGTTAGTACCTCGATTTATTGTAAGTTTTGCCATGTTTGCCTGTTATCTCTTTATACTATTTATAAGGTTTCTACGGTGTCGTATCATCAAATGTTAAACTATCACTATCAAATTTAGTTAATGTATTACTGAATAGGTCGGCGTTTGTTCCGATTTCACAAGGAAACGCATATTTCATCTTAATTTTACCACCTATATCACTTGAAGTAAATAAGAATATAGGAACTTGTTGTCCGTCAAGAGCTGTTTTAGTGCCCTCAATTCTTAAATTGTTTAAGTTTACAAATGAGTTTGCGTGTGAATCAGGATTGCTTAAACCAAATACAGTATTTGCATATTTATTTAATGAACTATATCTTGGTCCTCCGTAAGCATATCCACTTTTAATATCATGCGTTACACCACTACCATCTACAAATAGATTTCTAGGTCTACTTAAATAATCAAGTGTTATGTTTTCTCTAGTTGCCGTCAAATCTCTAGTGTTTGCGTCAAAAGGGTCCCTAAAGTCATTACTTACATCTGAATTACCACCAGATTGTGGTTTAACTCTTAATGATGTACCGTCTGTTTTTGTTCCCAATCTTCTACCAAAAACTGTAGTGAATAAAGTATTTACTAGTGATAATAATGGTGCTTCTAATGTACCAGATGTAACACCTTGAACAGGACCTTTTGCCGTTACGACTATTTGTGATTCAATATCAACTTGACCTGTGAAGTAAAAACCTGATGTATGCATTGTCTTTTTAAATGCGTCACGCCATCTAGCGATAGATTGGCCTACTTTAATTACATAAGAATAATCTTGATAGTATAAACTATCTTGTACTCTCATTGTTGTTTCAGAAAGTTTACCTCTCTCACTAATAAATGCACCGTCTGTATCTGACACGGCAACAACATTTACTGAAGCTGTTGAGATATCTAATTTTTTAAGTACACATGTTCCACTACTACTTGAAGTAATAGTTTCATTTAAAACGAATGTTCCTGATACAGATTTAATTCTTAATAAACCTCTATCAACATCAAAATCTGCAATTTCTCCAGTAGCGCCTGAAGTTTGACCTGTAACTGTGTCACCTTTAATAAACGGAGTAACAATGTTTGTTACAATCATATTGTTAAAGAAACCTAAAACTGGAGGTGTAGGAGCTGTTTCGTAACTTCTACCTAATCCAACTGTTTTTAATCTAACAATTCTACCAATGTCATCACCATATGCTTTTACAATTGCATTTGAACCTGTTGATGATGTAACTGTTACTGTAGGTAATGATGTATATTGTCCACCACCATTTGTTAAAAATATTTCTTCGATAGTTTGTAAACCTGTAAATTTTTCTTGCATAATGACTCTACCAGAATATGCGTCACCACTTACTGTTTCATCTTCTAATACAATACTATCCTCTGTACCGTCTGCTGAATTATTTGTGCCGTTTTGGTCTGCAATACCACCATTTACAACTTTAACAAAACCAGCTGCATTTTTACCATTTGTTCCTGTGTTTACAAAACTTAACTTATCACCTACTTCATAACCTGTACCTTTATTATCTAATATAATTTCAGTAATTTTTCCAGGACCAATATCTTCAATTTGAAATAATGCACCCTCACCACCAGCCGTTAAAGTAATAGTATCAGTTATTAAATTTAATGAACCATCATTTGTAATATTTTTTGTACCAGGTATACCTGTAATATTTGCTTTAATATAGTAATCATCTGTATCGGATGTTGTACCTTGTATTTCTTCACCTACAATAAATGTTCCTTGAATACTATCTGCATTTAGAATTAATTGTGTAACTGTAGCAGCGCCAATCTGAAATGTAGATGTATTTTCTACAATAGCAGTTGTACCTGAAGTTTGACCGGTAATTGTTCGACCTATCAATAGAGTTGCGTCACCTACTGAAGCAATAACTCTTAATACTTTTAAAGTATCAAATTGTCCATCGGATGCCTTGAGCATTTGTTCTCTAGGATATATTGTTTCTGATTGTTCACCAAACAATATTCTAAAAAACATTTCATGTCCACGAACTGAACCTTTTGACCTATAGAGTGATTTAATATTTTTTATTAGTTTTCTTTTATCAACACTTGCAGCTAAATTTTCTGGTAATGTTGCTAAAAACTCATCTCTCATTTGTGATAAGAAATGATTTATAACTCTATCTGGATCCCTAAAGTTAATTAAATCTGTAATATTATTTACAGGATTAGGTCTATAGTTTGTAATATTTGCTTGAGCGCCTGAACTTGCACCAACAACAATCTCACCATCTATAAATTTATCTTGTGATGATATGATTAATCTATTATTTGCAATGTCTTCAACTAACACATTTGATGTAGCTTTTGATGTTTGACCTGTTATAACTTCACCTCTAGTAAATTTACCATAAGTGGATTCTTCTAAAAGTAATTTATCGCCGGCGTCAAGGAATGTTCGTGCTGTATCTTTACGACTAGAGTTTAAAACTAAATTGTTTGTTTGACCTGTTTCTGATTGAAGTAAAATACCATCTGTGCCTTCGATAGTATCAATAGATAATTCTGCTGATTCTAGAAGTTGATAATAGACTTTAAGAAATTCGGCAAATTTTGGGTGGTCAGCGACAACAAATTCTGGAAGTTGGCTGTTAAGTATTGTTGAAATTTTATCATTAAATTTTGCCATTGGTCATTAATAACTTGATGTTGTTGTGTAGCCTACACCAGCATCAGCTGAGCCTCCCACAAATGCGTCTGCTGTAACAGTAATAATCGAATTAGCTACATCTACTTCTACAATTTGGTCTCTTACAGGAACAATATCGTTTGAATCTGGTGTAACTGTTATTTCAATAACTGTTGAAGTTGCAGCTCTAATATTTGAAATAGAAGAAACATTTAATGAATTCAATGTAATTTCTCCTGTAAAATAATTAATTGTTCCTTGTGTTTCATTTGCATATGTTCTAATACCAGATGATAGATAATATCTTCTAATATTACCACTACCATCATCATCTAAAAACATTTCAAAGTCACTACCTGTAACTTTAAAACCAGTTGAAGATAAAATACCACCAGCAGCTTTATTATGTCCTGTGTGTGGATTAAATACACCATTTCTAAAGTAGATATTATATTTTTGTGATGAACCTAAAGAAGGTGTAAATGATTTTCTAATTTTTACAGTTGTAATATTAGATAGAATACTACCATCAACGGCGTCAATAATACCTGTTAATTTTGAATGTCTGTATATTGAATCAAACTTTTGTAGTGTATTTGTATTGTAATTTGTAATAGCTGTAATAATTTCAGATTTTAATGTATCACTTGATTTAGTTGTTGTTGAGGTATTATATTTTACAGTTGATGTTAATAATACCGAAGTAGTTTCTGGATCCACAATTTGAGGAGATACTGAAGCTACATTATATGGTTTAAGTTTATTAACAATATCTTGTTTAGTTGTTTCTGTAAGTGTTGAACCTGAAGCAGCTTTAACACCAATCTTTACAATACCATATCTTGGTGTTTCATCATCTTCACCACCCCATGCACTTACTGACAATGCATTAGGATAAATTTGTTGTACCAAAGTTTCGTAATCAGTTGTTGTAACAGCTCTCTCTTGAGCTGCATAATTTAATGGTGCATTTAATCTAATTGATTCGTCTGTTTCTCCAGCTGCACCACCTTGAGAAGACGATACTGTAGAAATTGTAGCATTAGTAAACCCACCAATATTTCCTGATAAAGAAAATGAACTAGCGCCATTTGAATCTTCAATATTTGTAACAATGTATTCTAGTATAACAATATTACCGTCTGCTAATGATTTACCGTTTACACCATCACCGAAATAAATTTCGTATTTACCGTCTTGGCCTTCTTGTATATAATAAACTTTTGATGTTGCTGTGACATTATTGTAACCACCTGCTAATGAATATGTTTCTGTTGTTGTGTCACTTGAACTGTTTTGAACTTTTACTAATAAAGTAGAAGTGTCAGCTCTAGCACTTGGTATAATAAATCTTTGGTCAACATCTGTAGTATCAGCTGTATATTTAAATGTTACTAAAGTACCCTCGTAAATAGAAACACCATTGAATTTGTAAATACCGGCTGAAGGTGTAATCGTAATATCCGAGTTTGTTACATATTGATAAGAAACATCATTAACACTTGTAGTAAAGACAGTACCTTTATTCATTGTAACACTTGTACCTGTAGCATTGTTCAATGTAACATCAATTGACGCCATAGGCGCTCTAGGTGATGATGGTGTGTAACCAATCATCTTTGCTAATGATACAATATTATTTCTTATATCAGCACTATCAAGATATAACTCATTTGTTGCCATGTTAGCAAGATAAGCTAGATAGTGAGTATTGTAAGATAAAATATCTAAAAGAATATTTAAAGAACTACCTTCAAAGTCGTAGTCTTGAAATTGTTTTTGTCCTTGTAAAAAGGATTTTAAGTTTAGTTTGATTGCGTCAAAATCGAAATCAGAAACTACTAACTTATGTTGAACTGTTGACATTTATTATCTTACCCTTTGTAAAAATGTTTGTACTTGTTGTGGACCTGATACACCAACAACATAAAAATAAATATCTACAACTAATCTATTTTTATCTTGGTCATCATCCACAGAAACATTTTGTAATTGTATTCTTGGTTCATAGTTAATTAAAACTTCTTCTATCTTTCTTGTTAGAAAGACCCTTGTCATAGGTGTAAAGTTTTCAAATAACAACTCTCTTATACCACAACCCAATTCTGGATGAAATGGTCTCTCGTAAAAGTTAGTTTGAATTAAATTTCTAACTGACCTTTTGACAGCTACAACATCTTCAACAACAGCAACATCATTGGTAACTGCGTTTCTATTAAAGTCCAAGTCAATATCCCTAAACTGTCTGGAATTTCTTGTGCTTTTGCTTTGAGTTTGTGAATCGTATATTGCCATTACGGTAATATTTATAAGGTTTTTCTAACCGTTTGCAAAAACATTACCACT